TTCTGCGAGTATATCGGCGGGCGTGTTGGGATTCCTTGCCACTTCCCCGCGGACATACCAGTCGCTGTCCTTCGCCAACTCCGTGAGCACATCGGCGGGAGTGTTGGGATTCCTCGCCGCATTCATGCGTACTTCAATGTCGCTATTTAAAATCTCGTTTTTATCCATTGTATTTCTTATTTATTTGTCTGACTTTATTTCTCATCAATCTTGCCAGCCCTTTATGCCGGTAGTCGTCCGATTGTTCGAGAGCTTTTGCCGCTCTTTCCAGCAAGCTGGTGATAGATGTTATCTCTTGGGGAGTCATGGTTAGAAGGGTAAATCATCTACTTCTTGATTCCGGGAATGGTCTTCCTGCGGTTTTGGCTTGATAGGTTTTAAATCGCCAATAAGATAATTCGTACCGTCTTTCCGTTCTTCCGGCTTGGGTGCACAGCTTATCGTGTGAGTATGTCCCCATTCAGATGCTAACTTTCGCTCCCATACCGTTATGTTCAAGTACTTCTTTCCGTTCTTACCTTCCTTGATTACCTCTTTGGGTATGTCGGAGAGGCAAATGCTTCCGTAGTAATTCATATTCTTATTATTTTATGTGATAGTCTTTTATTCGCTGGAATATTTCTCCACGACTCTTAATTTGATCTATAACCGTGTCGTCTCTGGGAATAGTTACCCGTGTGATTTCATTGTCTTTGATTTCACGGTTCCAATTTTTTTCGTCGTTGTATTCGAAAACACATAGGAATGCGAGGGTGGCTTGGTCGAGACCTGAACAATAGAGTTGTTCCTGTACTTGGTTGTAATAATGTTTCTTGTATTTCCTGACATAGGCGAGTTTTTCGGAGTCGCTTTCCAACGGGACGATTTTATCGAAATATTCATCGAACGAGACCGTCTTCAACTCGATGAATGTCTTTAACTTCCCATCGTCTATCTCGGCAAAATCAAGAGAGGCTTTGAAAACGTCCATCTCAATACTCTGTACCTTGTATTGGCTGACATAGCAAAACGGAAGTGTCTTGCCGTACACGTCTTCGAGAATAGCACCGGTGCGCAACGCATCTATGGGACTTGCCAATGCGTTGTAGTGGGGCTTTTCACCGCTTACGAAACGCTGTAACAGTTTGGCATAGGTGGACGAGTGTATGTCCGACAATAACGCCGTGATGTCGCCGCTTCCGATATACATCGTGTCTGTTATCATATCGTTCCTTTCTTTTTCGCACTGGTGTACAAGGTGTCTATTTCGGAGTCTGTAAGCTCGTCTATCGATTCCCTTCCGAACATTTTCAATGCGGCTTGGTAGTAGGTGCTGTTTTTATAAAGAAGATTGTATATTATAGCTCTCTTTTCGGAAAGTGGCGTTTCACTCTTTTCTTCCTTCGATTTCTCTGCATCGGGATCTTCGCCGGTGGCTATCTTGTAGGCGTTCAACAAGGCGTATTTCCTTGCATAGGTGGAAGCTTTGCCAAAGCCCTTATCGCCAGAATCAAGCCCCCTTCCGAATGTCTCTATGTCGATATATTCAGAAGGGTTGTCTATATTGTAGATTCGGGTCGTCATCTTGACTATATCGACATATTTTATCGTTTCTATACCTTTATTTGCAACCCGTAGTATCTCACTTTTTACGAGTTCTTGTTTGAAAGGAACGCTCACGATACCATGTTTGGATTCTGCCTCTTTAACAGCTAGTGTAACGTCTTGGTCTCCTACCGCATTGTAGGCGTTTTTCCCTTCGCCGACAACCAATTTTTTTTCTATATTTTTTATTTCGTTGGCTACGGATTGTATCTTTTGGAATATGTTCTTTGTTTCCATCTCGTTTCTTTCTTTTTATACACCGCATATCCTCCCGGACGGGCGGTGAATATGCTTGAATTATATGGAATTATAGCTACTTATTTAATTCATGATTTTTAAAAGTTCATCTCTGGTAATACAGTTACGTGTGCCGATTTTTTCCGGTTTGGCGTTAATTGCATTCAAACGCTTCAACAATTCTTTATAAGAACACCCTAATAATTCTGTTGCCTTTCTAACAGGTACATAATCAGGCAAGAATACATCTCCATAGCCTTTCTTTATACCGGATATTGCATGGTTAATTACATCTTCCAATTTTCCGAGCAGCATATTGTTTTCATCTCTCACTACCTTGATGATTGTATCTTCTATTCCCATATCCATTAATCTTTTAATCGTTTTTCCACTCTCATTGACACTCTTCCTCTCGCATTCCTCAACCTGCACATATCGCCAGTGTCTCCGAATACCTGCACAACGACGAACAACAGACTGAATAGGATAGAAACCCCGAATTGTCGTATCTTTTTCAAATCGAAAGCCTTTCCCAAGTACCGGCAAATGACATACAGAGTCAATTCACTGCTGGTCGATATACCTAATTTGAGGTATATGTTTTTCTTCTGTGTCTTGGTCGTCCATACAGACTTCCCCAGATTTTCGGCTACCTCTTTATCTTGAAGCCCCTTTGCGTACTCCTTAGCGACAGCCCATTCTCCGGCAGTCAATATCAACTCTTTCTCCATACCAATGTCCTCCATTCAGGTACTCCATTGTTCTCTACCGATACTTTACCAACTCCATACACATAAGAGATGCCCTGTTGTTTCATGTAAGACTTCAACCGGCGATAAGCACTACATGTCTTAATATCGTCATAGAAAGCATCTCCAACCTCCATACGAATCATGTACTTACACTTTCCTCGTACTCCTTTCGGCTTGGGTATTATCCGCTTTACATCGGCTATGCACCTAAATCCTACTTGTATTTTCATCGTTCCCATATTCTTGTTTTTTATATAATAAAAGGAGCCGACCCTATTGTTTTTTTAGGTTCTGGCTCTCTCCTCGTAACATTCCCGTGTTAGTTCGTTTTCTCGTCCTGCACACCCGACAAGGCAAATGTCGATAATGCAAAGAAAGCCATGCTTATAATGAGCTGTCCGATACTGGCATTGATGAATGCTGCTATTACCCCGAAAAAAGAGGCGAACATGAGCAGCAGGCAGATGGCTATAAATAATCTGTACATATTCTTGTTTTATTCAAATTCAAAGCTGTCATTAAACTTGCACATTTCTATACCGTCCTCGTCGTACACCTCGACCTCGTATTTCACTTCGATGGATCCGTCTACATAATCGGGTGTGAAATAGTCGCCGTATGTAACCGTTGTTCCATCGTATACGTCGTATGTTACGTGTACGGGCAATATCTCATCGTCAACCTCTACGTCCAAATCGAAGTCTCCATACATCGATTTGTCCTCTCCTATCCGCTCGCTCACCACATATTCGAGTTGCTTCTCTACTTCTCGACGAATCTTGTTGATTGTATAGTCGCTTATCGACAGGCTAACCATTTCATATTGCTCCGTTGTCATAGCTTATATTAGGTATTGGTTTAATCTCTGTTTTTATTTATCTTTGTTCTGTTGTTGTGATACAAAAATAAATACTATTTAGTATAAAATCAATACCAAATAGTATAAAAATATATAGTGTTTAGAATTATTAACAATATGACTATTAACGAAAGATTCTCAGAAATTCTCAAAACGAAAAGAATTAGCGTCAAAGAAGCTGCCTCCATTATTGGAAAATCAGAAGTGTATATTAGGAAACTAATTCGTCCCGGAGAAAGTTTCGGTATAGAACCTGTTCTTTTAATCCTAAATAGTATTGATGGAATAAACCCAGATTGGTTATTGAGAGGTAAGGGTGAAATGTTTTTAGATAATAACACCCCAGAGAATGCAGCCCCGATAACACAGGAACGCTTGTTTTCTGTCATCGAAAGCCAACAAAGGACAATCGAAAACTTATCAAAAAAATAGTTTTCTATATTATATGAGAATAAAAGAGATTATTAAAGAAAAAGGTTATACGATTACCAGTCTTGCAGAAAAATTGGGTATAGCACGTGAAAGTCTTTCCCGTATGATAGTATCTCCTTCATATCCAACTCTTGAAAAGATAGCCGAAGCTCTTGGTGTAGAAATATGGGAGTTGTTTATTTCCCCAAAAGAATTTCCCACACAAGGTCTTAAATGCCCTCATTGTGGAAAGCCTATAAAAATCAATATCGAGTAGTTCCCCTGCAACAATAAACTTTATATGAATACAACTAAACTTAAAGATTTATTCGAAAAAAGTTCTGATAAATACGCCGATGCAAAAGCAATTGGTACAACATACCAAAGCATGTACAACATTATATATAAAGGAAGTATATGTAAAGTCGACTTGATAGAAAGAATCGCCAAATTCTATGGAGTTCCTGTCGGCTATTTTTTCGATGAAGAAAAAGAAGAAAGTAAAACAACTACTTGTCCTTATTGTGGACACTCGCTTAAAATAAATATTGAATAATCACAGACTACCCACATTATTATATATGAGCAATCTTCCAATAGTTCCCCTGCAACAGATGACTGTTTTCCAACCCGAATCCGACGGGCAGGGGAATATAGTATAATGGAAAGCTGTCTGAACTACTTTTGACAAAATTTGCCAATCCCTTTCTCTCTCCATTCTTTTTGTTCGTTTCTATTTTACTGAACTTGGTGAAGCGTGCCCGGTTGCCGAATTGCCGGATATTACTTACACGTCACGACTTCGTTACTTCACCCCGACCCGTCGCAAGTCTCGGCGTTCCCGCTATTGCGACTCTCGGTGTTCTATTCCGTTATTCATTACGCCAATGAGCTAACTTTTATTAGGTATTTGTATTTTTAATTTTATTTACTACCTTTGTTGTATTAACACAGCACAAATATATCCATAAAAAGGATATTATGGATAAGACGAATCGTTAATTATCCGTAATTAGGATAATAAAAATACAAGAAATGGATATGGAGAATGAGAATAGACTAAAATTGCTAAGAACCCATTTAAATTTGACTCAAAAGCAAATGGCTGCAATTCTTGATATTGGACAAAATTCATATTCAAGAATAGAAAATGGAATCACTGCATTTAAAGATACATACAAAAAATTACTTGAAGAAAAATATCATCTAACAGTTGGGTGGCTATCAGGTGCTGATGGTCCAATGTTTAGAGTTGCAGATCCCATCGCTGGATTATATCGAACATCGATTCCCAATTCAAACAAGAAAAAATTAAAAGAAAAAATTCTCGACGAATCAGTTGATAATAGATTATATCAACAATATTCTGAAAATGAAGCCCCCCAATTACCCCCGATAGATAATATACAATCGAACACATTTGTACCACTTATACCTCTTGCTGCACAAGCGGGACGATTAAATGATTTCGTGGATTCGATAAAATCAATCGACTGCGAAAAGGTTATATCGCCTATAAGAGGGGCTGAGTTCGCCATAACGGTTACGGGAGACTCGATGTCGCCAGAATATCCAAGCGGGACACAAGTTCTGATAAAGAAGATTAACGAGAAAGCGTTTATCGACTGGGGGCGTGTGTATGTACTTGACACTTGTAACGGGATTGTGATTAAAAAGATAATGCCTACATTAGATGAGAATAGGGTTAAATGTGTATCAATCAACCCCGAATATCCTCCGTTCGAAGTATCACTGCAAGATATATTCGGCTTATATAGAGTACTACTAAGTATGTCATTGAAATAAAACATCTATTGAAATATATAGAACCATGAAACTACTACCCTACCAATCGGTTAAAGACAAGATTGTCCACCTGCGGGAACAAGATGTCATTCTTGACTTCGCAGTGGCCGAACTCTACGGTGTGGAGACGAGAGAGATAAACCAAGCTGTAAAGAACAACCCAAGCAAATTCCCGGAAGGGTATGTGTTTGAACTTAACAAGCGTGAAAAAGGAGAGGTTATCAAAAATTTTGACAACCTCGAAAATATAAAGTTCTCTCCGAAACTTCCGAAAGCATTTACAGAGAAAGGACTGTATATGTTGGCTACCATTCTCAAAGGAGAGAGGGCGACAGAGACCACGATTGCCATTATAGAGGCATTCGCCAAATTGAGGGAGTTGTCGAGAACCATAGGAGAACTATCGACTAATCCCGACCAATTCACCCAAAAGACTCTTATGCAGAAAAGCGGGGAGATAATGGCTGACCTGTTTGGAGAAGATATGCAGACGAGCGAGACAGAGACCGAAATAGAACTCAACTTCGCCGTGCTGAAACTGAAACATACCATTAAGAGAAAAGATAAGAATAAATAAAATTAGTAATTATCAAAATTTAAGTTATGAAAGATCTTACATTACTCTTATTCACCATCTTACTATTAGCTTTTACCTCTTGCACACAGACAAATGAAGACAAAGCTCGCAGTTTAATAGAAGATCAACTTAAAAAAACAATGAATGATTGGAACAGCTACGAATTTGTAGAGATGACACCCCTCGATAGTTCTTTCAGCGTACTATCAGACAACGAAGAATATTATAATCTTGGATTGAAGTTAAAAGTTTTAGATGCAAAATCAAATTACTTTATTTCAAATGTTAGCTCCGATTACCGGAATATGGACATGTGGACAGATAGTGCGAAACAGGTAATTGCAGAGATGGAATCAGTAAACAAAAGAATGGACGAAATTCAATCATCATTTGTCCCAGAACATAATGGCTGGTGGACTAATTTCACTTGTAGAGGAAATAACAAATTGGGTCAAAAGGTTATATCGAAAACACGTTATTATTTTAACAAGGAAATTACGAAAATAACAGATACTAAAAATATTAAATAGTTGTGTTCCAAATTTAGATAAGTCATGAAGAAGATAGTAGTATTATTATTGTTGGTTATTATTCCAACTATTGCATTTTGTGCTGAACCTAAAATAGAATTTGATAAAATTGATTCCGACGGCTCTCGAATGATAGGGTGCAATACAATTTATATTGGAAAGTGGACAGACAAGATAAATGTAAATTTATCTATTTCCTGCATTCAAATAAAAGAAAACCCAAATTATCAATTGTCAATGAGAATATTTTCTTATGCCCCTATTTCTGTAAAAAAAGGTGGTGTACTATTATTGCGTTTTGGAAATGATTCAATAGCCGAATTAAACTCATCGATTGAATATTCCGATGAAATAGGCAAATATGATTCATATACAAAGTTAAGACAGTTCATAATTTACCCAGCTTACGATATATCGGAAGAACTTATAAAAACAATTGCCAAGTATGGCATAAAGAAAATAAGAATAGAAACCAACCTTGAAAATATAGACCGAGAACTAAGCAATAAAAAGACAAAAGAAACGGCTAAATTCTTGGGTGGTGAATATACGCTTATACAAGAAGCGTTGGAAACCAAAGGAAATGATATTATGGAAGGTTTTTAAAATCAAACATTTTATTACTCTATCTCTTTCAACACATCTAACTTGATTTCATCGTCTATGTCACGATAACGGGCAAATGCCTTGCTGCCCTCTACATGACCACTCATAGACCCGATAATATTCGGGTCTTTTACTTTCTTATAAATATTCCCGATAAATGTACGACGTGCGAGGTGAGAGCTGGCAATCTCATATATAGGCTTTTGCTCCTCTTTCTGCGTTACCGGATTTATGACGGTGACTTTTCTGTCGATACCCGCCATTTTTAAAATCTTCTTGATGGAGTCATTGTATTTTTGCTCAGAGATAAAGGGGAAAAGGGTACGTCCTCCATATTCCTTGTACTTTTCCAATATTTCAATCGCTTTTTTCGTCAAAGGTACACGAGCATATTCCTGATTATCTCCCTTCGTTTTTGTCGGGACATATTCAATAGCCCCGTCATTGATGTTTTCACAAGTTAACCTATACAAATCGCTTACTCTACAACCAACCATACATTGAAAGACAAATATATCACGCTGTATGGCAAGAAAAGGATTGTTCGGCATAGACAAATTGTATACCTTGTCTCGTTCTTCTAAGGTAAGAAAATAAGGCCTCCCATATATTTGCTCCTTTATGGAATAATTTGCAAAAGGGTTGATCGTTGTCTCTCCCATTCTCACTGCCCAAAGATAGAATACCCTTAACTTCGTCATCATGTTAGCAATAGTATTTCTACCTCTCGGCGATAACTTCTTGACTCCCTCATATAACGACGGGTATAATTCTGCTAATCTATACTCGTTTTTTAGATAATCTTCGAAATTAGACAAATCAAATGCTGATATTTCGAGGCTCCACCTGAATTTTCCTCCATTAAAAATTTCGTAATTTTCATACCGGATCATTATCCGCTTTAAAACATCATAATGTTCCTCTCGCTTCTCATCGTATTGTTTATAAGTTAGGAATTTGTCAAATATATCGAAGAAATCATCGTTAACAGGTGTTTCACCATTCACTCTACGCTGCATGGCATTACGCAGCCATTCGCTCGTTGGCTGGTAGTCGTCTCCTCTTTCCTCCCATGTCCGAAGTATAAGAGACTTTAATTCATTCACTTTTTCGTTGAAAATTCGTCTCTCTTTATCCGGGTACAACGCCCTCGATTTTATTTCTTCTCTCTTGTTGTCGAAAAGATCTACGTTTATCTGTAAATCGCTTACATAATATAATAATTTTGCCCCCGGAGTAGATAGTCGGAAACGTACATTTACTATGTTATTTTTTTTGCTGGAACGAACGTATGCTTTAATGGTTGCCAT